CAGCTCAGAAAGAGTTAATATGTGACTACCGCAGGAAAAGCGAAATTCACGAAAAGGAAGATTCAGATGAAAAAATACTACATTGCCTACGGCTCAAACCTCAATGTTCAGCAGATGAAATTCAGATGCCCCGGCGCAAAAGTTGTCGGCAAAAGCGTAATCAAAAACTATGAACTTCTCTACAAAGGCAGCAAGACAGGTTCCTACCTCACCATTGAGAAAAAGAATGGTTCGGTTGTTCCTGTTGCAGTCTGGGAAGTAACAGCTGATGATGAAAAAAGACTTGATGCCTACGAGGGTTATCCAAATTTCTATTACAAGAAAAACATGAAAATAACCCTTGCAGAAACCGGAAAGATAATAAATGCTTTCGTGTACATCATGCACGAGGAGAGAAAGCTGGGAATACCAAGCTACGCTTATGTGAGAACCTGCGTTCAGGGTTACCGTGATTTTGGCTTTGATTTGAAGCATCTGCGGCTTGCATTTGATATTAGCGAAAGGGGTGTAAGAATTGAAAACGGCTGAAAAAGTAATGAGGGTTTGTCCCCATTGCGGGAAAGAATATCATGGTGTTCCTGCACTTTCCAGAACTGACAGCCAGACGCTGATTTGTCCCGACTGCGGAACAAGAGAGACACTGGAAAGCATAGTAGTTTCCAAAGAGGAACAGGAAAAAATCGTAAGCATCATTCATCGCAGTATAACTGAATAATCGCACAGAAGCCGCCACGTTTGGCTGTGTGGGAATTAAAGGATTCCTCCGCAAAAGTTATCCCAGCTAAAAAGAGTCTCAGCTGTCGCTTCGGTCGGTGCTTCTGCCTTCGGCAGAGGTCTCCCCCGGAGACCCGCACCCCCACACGAGCCACACAGGCGGCTTTGTGCTGCCGTCATATTCTACACAAATGGCTGAAAAGATCCTCCGCAATCATTGTAAGTACTCACACTTGAATAGTGGTGAAAGGTATGGTAATATACATACTACCGAAAGGCGCAGAGCCACGGAAAACAACGAAATTTGGAGGAAAACACCATGAACGAACAGATTAAAACCTACTTTGAAAACCTCAGAAAGAATGCTGAGAACGATGCAAAGAAGCTGAGCCGAGGAACACTTGAAGCCTACTGGACTTACGAATTCAACCTTAACCACAACAGCAGCGAATTTGAATGTAATGAACTTCCCTGGACAACGGACATGAGCGATTTTGTGAAGACCATGAGAGAGGCAGGAATTGAAACCATAGCGGTTACGGAAACAAGCACGGCACTCCTTGAAAACCTTCACAAACTCGCAAACCAGGGCTGCACCATTGAGGGCCTTTGCAAAGTAAGCAGACCGGACATTTGGGGCAAGGATAAAGAATACCCTGCAATCCGAATCCACCTGAACTAAAGCTAAAGAGCCAAGGGGCAGAATAAACTGCCCCACGCAGGCTCAGAAAGGAAAAGCCATGCACATACTTATTATTGAACCGGGAAAGCACCCACGAGAAGCAGAAATCGATGGAAGCCTTGAATCACTGCAGAAGACAGTCGGCGGTTACATTCAGGCAATTTATCCTTGGGAAGATAAAGTAGCTTTAATTGCCGATGAAGAGGCTAAACTGAAATCTGATATTCAGTGGAACAGAATGATTCCGGAAATCTGTGATGTCATCAAGGGCACATTTTTCATTGCAGGACTTGGCAAGGAAGATTTCGCAGACCTTTCTGCTGAACTTACGGAAAAATACAAACAGCGTTTCTGGAACATTGAACTTTTCGTTCCTACTCCTAACGGTTTGATGCCGATTGTAATAAGGGACTGACAGCCGGCACGTTGCCCTACAGCGGCAAGAACCAGTGATTCCGAATACTAACCCAATGCAGAAACAAGCCCCACAAACGGAAATGTGGCGGCTTGTTTCTGCTGTCATAATATACACAATTCTGAGCCGGTTTAATGACTGTATATTCTGGCAGTTTAGCGGGTTGCTATTATTCACACTATGCGGTAATATGTACACAACGCAAGGGAAACCAAGCGAAAACAAACAAAAACGGAGGAAATTAAAATGGTATCATACGGAATCGCAAAGGCAAGAGCAAAGGCTTGGAGAACAGACTGGAACGAAAGAACCGAAATCACAAAGGCAATCATCACCTGGGTGGACAGCGAGTACGAATACGAACTTGAGATTGAAAACGATGACCACATGGACGATGAGGAGTTCAAAGCCTGGATTGAAAAGAACGCCGAAGAATTTGCAAAGGAAGATGCAGAGGAAAACGGAACGACATTTGAAGAAATCGACAGCATTGAATACGAAGAGGACTACATTGACGACGATGCCCTTTTTGAAGATGAATACACTGCATGGGCAGAATTTGAATGGGAATGCGAAACGGGCAGATAATGCCCTTCCCACTCTCAAAACACAGCCTCAGCAATGGGGCTGTGTGGCTCGTACCGAAGATATATAGTACACAAAATACAGCTGTAATGTTTGTGCAGTATATTTCTCCGTTAACGCTTGATATACTTGAATTAGTATGGTAACATAGTTACAATGGGAATAGGATCTCAATTACAAAATTGCCCCACGGGGCTTAGAATTATTCAGACTTGCTTTTGGCAGGTCTTTTTTGTTAGGTGGTGATACAGTGGCAAAATACAAGCCGACAGAATTCATGGCAGAAGATTCAAGATACGATAAAAAATCAGCAGATTACGCTGTAAACTTTATCGAATGCCTTAGTCATACCAAAGGTACATGGGCAGGAAAAAACTTCGAGTTACTCGACTGGCAGGAACAGATTATCCGTGACCTGTTTGGTATTCTGAAACCTAATGGGTATCGTCAGTTTAATACTGCATACATTGAAATTCCCAAGAAAAATGGCAAATCAGAACTTGCCGCCGCCGTTGCGCTACTACTCACCTGTGGTGACGGCGAAGAACGTGCCGAGGTTTACGGCTGTGCCGCAGACCGACAGCAAGCCGCCATTGTATTTGATGTTGCCGCCGATATGGTGAGAATGTGTCCTGCACTGAATAAGCGTGTAAAAATCCTGACTTCACAAAAGCGTATCGTGTATATTCCGACTAACAGCTTTTATCAGGTGCTTTCAGCTGAGGCTTACTCAAAGCACGGATTCAACATTCACGGAGTTGTCTTTGATGAATTGCATACGCAGCCTAACAGAAAGCTGTTTGACGTAATGACAAAGGGTTCCGGTGATGCAAGAATGCAGCCGCTTTATTTCCTTATCACCACTGCTGGAACAGACACCAACAGCATCTGCTATGAAGTACACCAAAAGGCAAAGGATATTATTGAGGGCAGAAAACATGACCCGACTTTTTATCCTGTTATCTATGGTGCTGATGAATCTGAGGACTGGACAGACCCGAAAGTCTGGAAAAAAGCAAATCCATCACTCGACAAGACTATCGGTATGGATAAGGTTGTGGCTGCGTGTAATTCTGCAAAGGAAACTCCGGGAGAAGAAAATGCTTTCCGACAGCTTAGACTCAATCAATGGGTAAAACAGGCTGTCCGCTGGATGCCTATGGAGAAATGGGATAAATGCAAAGTCAGCTTTGATGAAGATGAACTTGCAGGGCGTGTTTGCTACGGTGGTCTTGACCTTTCCTCCACTACGGATATTACAGCATTCGTCCTTGTATTTCCGCCAACAGATGAAGATGAACATTATTACGTTCTGCCGTATTTTTGGCTGCCGGAAGAAACACTGCCTTTGAGGGTTCGGAGAGACCATGTTCCATATGATGTATGGGAACGGCAAGGATACCTTAAAACTACCGAGGGCAACGTTGTTCATTATGGTTTTATTGAGAATTTCATAGATGAACTGGGGCAGAAATTTCATATAAAAGAAATCGCATTTGACCGCTGGGGAGCAGTGCAGATGTCGCAGAACCTTGATGGTCTTGGCTTTACAATGGTTCAGTTCGGGCAGGGTTACAAGGATATGTCACCGCCTACCAAAGAACTGATGAAACTGACCCTTGAACAGACCCTTGCTCATAACGGTCACCCGGTTCTTCGGTGGATGATGGACAATATTTTCATAAGGCGTGACCCTGCCGGGAACATCAAGCCGGACAAAGAAAAATCCACAGAGAAAATTGACGGCGCTGTTGCCATGATTATGGCTCTTGACCGTGCAATCCGCTGTGGATGTGTGTCTGATGAGTCTGTTTATGATTCGAGGGAGATGCTGATTTTGTAGTTGTGATTACCCCACAAACTGAAAGTTGTGGCTCCCCAACCCTCAAGCATTTTTACTATAAATTAAAGATGCAATATTTTTTTTGCGTTATCACTAAAAATATTTTTTCGTTCTTCTTCATCGGTTGTTGCCCGC